CAGCTCGCCGAGGATGTTGTAGGCGTTGTCCTTGACGGCGCTGGTGACGTCATACGCGCCCTGGCGCGTTGCCGCGACACCCTCGTTGTTCTGGCGTTCAAGGGCCGCAAAGTCCGTCGCGCGCTGCACGTCGGCCTGCGTAGCCGGTGCGCTCTCGCCGCTGCCGTTTCCGCCGAAGCCTCTGCCCGCGAAGAGCAGGAAGAACAGCGCGATCAGGATGACAATGCCCCATCCGCCGAAGCCATAATCCTTATCCATGGTTTTCCCTCCTTTCTGGGTGGAATGAATTTTGATAGGCGCTTGCGCGCGGTATCACTTGCCGATCTGGCCGACGAGCTCGCCGACCGTCTTGTTTTTGTTCGCCTCGAACCACGCCTCAAAGCCGGGCTGCGAAGCCAGGAAACTAAGCACCATCTGCGGGCTTTGCCCCTGCAGCGTCGTCTTCGCCGTCTGCAGCAGGCCGTTCAGCAGTTTGCTTCCCCCGCCGTTTCCGCCCATCAGGGCCATAATCGGATTTTGCATTGAGTTTTCCCTCCATTTCCTCAATTTTTCCGGCCATGCTCTGCAGGCCGTCTGTGATCTGCCTCAGCTGCTCCTGCAGCTGGTTCGCCGCCTTTTCCTCTTCCGTCGGCTCCGGGAAGATCCGGAACCGTGCAATGGTCTTTGCTGCCATGCTGTCGGTGCGGATGTAGTACAGCAGATTCTCTGTCTCATGCAGCGCAAGCGCGTTGTCGTTCGGCTGCATCTGCAGATTGTTGATGCTGGCTTCGCTGGCCACGGTCAGAACGCCGAGCTTCGGCGGCTGCTGCGGCATTTGCGGCATCTGCGGCCGCGGCATGGGCTGCATCTGGATCTGCTGTGCGGGATCCATTTCCCAACGGCCCGTATACGGGTTGTATGCCATGCGGTATCGCCCCTTTCTGATACCATTTTAGTAGCTCCCCCGGTTTCGCCGGGGGACATTTGTGGGACACTTCCGGGGCATTTGTGTACCACCTGTCATTCTCGATATTTTTTAAAAATTTTTTTGAAAAGTGCTTGACATATACGGTATTACGGTATATAATAAAGCCATAAGATAAAACAAAAACAAATTGCGGAGGGCAACGACAATGGCAAAGGCGAAGATTACTTGCAAATGCGAAATCTGTGGGGGCACGTTCGAGCACGTCCGCACTTGCGCCAATAGCAGCGCCGCTGCTTCCTACGAAGAGTGGGCGGCGGAACACGTTACTGTCTGCCCGTCCTGCTACGCCGCAGCGAAAAAAGCAGAAGCAAAGGCTAAACTAGACGCATACATTGCCGCCGAGTTCGGCACCGAGCATCCGCTTCCCAAGATCACCGGCGTTTCCGAAAAGCAGATTTCCTATGCAGAGGCCCTGCGCGACGAATTCATCTCTCGTGATCTTGCGGGCTGCCACGTAAAGCTCGCCAGATTCTTCGCGGTGGAAGATAAAGTCCGGCTCGAAAACATGAGTGAAGAATGGCACGCCGCAGCAGAGAAGCGGGCGGAATCGGAAGGCCTGTCCGTCGAAGCATGGTTCACGAAAAACCGCCCGGCAATCGTAGCCCGCACTTCCAAGATTACAATCGTCGATGTTGTAAAAAAGCTTGAGCTGATCGTAACGGAGTCCAACGCGTCGAAGCTCATTGACGCGTTGGGCTGAGAAGGAGGAAACAACAATGGAAAACGTAAAAGAAATCACAAGAATCATGGAGGCCGGGCGCGACGCAGGCCGCGCACAGGAACCGATGCGGTTTTCGACGCAGGAAGAACGCAACGCATGGTATGAGAAACAAACGGAAATCCTGGCGAAGGTTATGGCTCCAGTAGGAGACGAACCTTACGGCAAGAACCTGCAAGGGCATAAGATTGCGGAACGCTTCGCGGATATCCACACATTCGAAATCTATAGACTTACCAATATCCGATACATTATCGGGGATTTCGAAACATACGAAGAGTACGCAGCCCACTGCCGGGCGGAAACAGAAGCATGGTTCGACAAGCTGCAAGCAGATTTAGAGGAGGAATAAAAAATGACTGCACATCTTTACCGCATCCGTTCTGATTTTAGGAATATCCCGGATAAGATTTTCATCAAAGCCACCCAGAAGGAGAATTATCCCGGATCGTGGCTTCACGCAGAAATTGAACTGCCGGATTTTATTCGTGTAGCTGAAACCGAGGCCGGTGACGGCTTCCTGTTCACGCAAGATGAAACTATCACGAAAGTTTACATCGAAACTGCGGAGCGCTTGGACGGCGACGCAATTAAGGGAACGGTGAGCATCCGCAGCGCAAGCGGACGTATGCTTGCAGAATGCGACGCCATGTGGCGATGAGAACGGGGGGCGTGAATCATGCCGAGTGAGGCACAAAAGCGCGCCCGCGACAAGTGGGACGCCACAAACATGACGCTGGTAAGCTGCAAGATGCGGCGCGACCTTGCCGATGATTTTAAGTCTGCCGCAAAAGCAAATGGCACAACGCCCAGTGCTTTGATACGTGGGTGGATTGACGCGTATATGCAGAAAAATGAACCTTCCGAATAACCGCTAAGCAAAAAAAGCACCCCGAGCGTGATGCTCGGGGTGCTCCTTCGTTATGCTCCTGTCAGACGGCGGGCGGTGTTGTAGATGTGCGGCAGGCGGCGGGAGATGGTTTTGCGGTCGATGCCGATTTCACCGGCCGCGTCCAGCTGCGGGAGCCTGCGCACGATATAAAGATTCACGATCTGCTGATCGATCTCATCCAATAAGCCCTCGTCAGCGACGCGCTCCCAGTCGCTGCGCGTGAGGTGTTCCAGCTCCTTCGGCAGAGCCAGCCGCGCAGTTATGCTTTCGTCACTCCCTTCGGCCCGCCGCCTGGCGGGGCTTACTTTTCCTTGTGCGTCAGCACAGCGATATTGCCCTTGTTGCTCACTTCGAGATTTAGCGCGGCGGCGATATCGCGCACCTTGACGTAGTTCGTGCCGTTTTTCAGGATGCGTTCGACGGTGATTTCCTTTCCGTCGACGATGATCTTGCTCTTTTCTACCATTTCGGTTTCCTCCTCTGCATTTTTTCCATCTTCGAGGGCCATCACGGTATGGCCCTCGCTTACCAGCACGTCCCCGCGCAGGAGATTGGCGTCCGTCGTCAGATACTTGCTGCCGGTCAGCAGCACAAAATCTCCCGTTGCTGGCCAATCGTGCAGCATGCAGTATGTCGTGCAGCTGTTGCCCTGCCGACGGTAGAGCGCTTCTACCGACGCGCAGCCTGCGGCCACAGCGCAGAGCATCATGAGCGCGGAGCAGTCCGTCTCCACAGGCTTTGCGATCCTGCTCACGTCCCACCCGACGGCTCTGGCTGCCTCATACGCCGTGTTCCTGTTGTCCATGTCGTATCCGATGTTCCGGTTCTTAATGGCCGCCTCGCACGTCTGCGCGGCCCGCTCGGCCTTTTTGCGGCTCTTGTAGCGCAAGATGCCGAGCCAGCGGCCATTGTACCAGTTGGAGATATTCAGCTCCCGCCCGGTCTGGTTGCCGGGCTGCTGGTTGCGGCCGCCCGTCTCGCCGAGACTGGCCTGCCCGATCTTGATGCTCATTTCTGCGCGTCCTCCTGCGGTTTGCCTGCCGCATCGATGGCGTCCTGCGTTTTCTGCGACTGCGTGCCGAAATAGAACGTGATGACCGTCAGGAAGATCGTGAGAAAGTCCTTTCCGGTGATATCGCCGCGCAGGGCGAGGACGGCGAAGATGATGGTCAGCCCAAGCGTGACGATGGACTTGACGCTCAGCAGATTGCCGAGCCGCTTCTTGATGTTTTCCATTTTTGTGTACCCCTTTCGTTATTCGACTGTTTCATTTTTCTTCGCAAAAACCCGCTTGAAGGCAAGCAGGCCAAGCTCTGTGATGGTTGCCCAGCCGGTAAAGCCGAGTACGTCGGACAGGTCGACCGACGCGCCGAGCTCCGGGTTGCGGATGACTGCAATTAGGACGGCGACGGTTTTCAGAGCGCAGGCCCAGACAATTACCGTCGTGATGAGCTGGAGCAGATACAAAACAATGGTTCGCGCCATTTCGCCCTTGCTCCACTTGCCTTTTACCCGCATATCTGCCTCCCAATTTATTGCGCACTGCTATGTCCGCACTGCGCCTCCAGCTGGTGCAGGAATTTTTTCACGTCGCCGTTCCCGCCCATTTTTTTATACTTTTCTCCGGCGATCAGGCGTTCAGCCATTGGCATTTCCTCGCTCATGATCGTGAGGCGGAGGATTGCCAGATACTGTTCGTCCTGATGCTCCTGCATTTTCCCGAGCTTTTTGTCGATCTCTGCAAGATGCGTTTCCTGCGTCGTGGCCTTGCCGCGCTTTTTCTGTATCGCGCTGACGACGGCGTTGACGACCGCCGTCAGCGCAGACGAGCCGAGCACGGCGCAGACGAGGGTAACGATGATTGTCTTGGTGTCCATGGCTATGTACCTTCTTCCGTGATCTTCTTCCACCCGTCCGGGTTTACGGACGGGGTCCAGACGTTGGCAGCCAGCAGGGATTCGTACAATTCAGTCTGCCACCAGCCTTTTTCGCCCTTGGCAAAGGCGAGACCGGCAGTGATGGTCTCGGGGATGATCCTGTAGCCCTGTTTGTAGGCGATGTCCTCCCAGAGGGCCGGGGCGGCGTCCGGGGTGTTCTGGGCCGTGTCCCAGAGGTCGGAGGCGGCGCGCTTGATGGTGCCCCCCCAGTTGATGCGCGTGCCGGCTTTGACGAGGCTGCCAGAGCCGGTCAGGCGGGTGAAAAGCTCCGGCGCGAGACTCGCGTCGGCGTCGGTGAGACTGGCTGCGCTTTTGACGATATAGGGGCGCAGCGCCCGCGCCCGCTCGGTGTAGGTGCTCATGTTATTCCGCCTCCCCGAGTAGGATCTTCGCGGCGGTCTCTGCATCCGTCAGCGGCAATGCTGCACCCATTTCCTCATAGCTGCCTTCTGGCTCAGTACCTTTCAGCGTATGGTCTGTGAGATGAAACACCATGTCAGAAAGCACCTGATGTTCAGTTCCTTCTTCATCCATAATAGTCACAGCCATCTTCGCGCAAAATCCTTCTGCCTGATCTTCCTTGCACGGGACATAACAACCGTTGCCGTGCAGTCGGATGGGCACAATACTGTCCGCATAACCTGCAAATGCGCCGTCTTGTTTTACTGCATACATGGTATCCCTCCAAATTTCTCTTGATAAATTTTCTCTAATCGCTCTGTGCTTGCGGTACGCAGCCGGTTTTTCCAGTACCCGTTTTCCTGCCCCGGCCATTTGTCATCCGTAAAGTCTTCACCGCAGCCGTTTTTTCTGTACCATCGGTACAGATCGTTCAGCATTTTCTGCCGCTCGGCACCTTCCTGCGTGTTCGGCCTGAAATGCTCCCACCCGTTTTCGGACGTCGCAGCGCATATCCGCCTGCCGTCTGCTGCAAACAGGAACCCTTCAATCTCCGATACAACAGTTCCGTACCGGAGATTAAATGCTCCATCGATGCCATTCCCACGGAACCGCTTATACACGATATATTCCATGCGCTTCTCCCTCATACGCAAAAGCCGGGCGCGAAGCCGAAGGAAGCGCGCGCGGTGCGGTCTTCGACTGTCCCGTTGGTGTTCACATTCTCGAAACCGTCGGAGCTGCTCGCAAGCGGAGAACGGAGCCACCAACGAGCGGCGGCACTCGTTCCGTTGTGCTTGTACTTTACCTTGCTGTTTCCAGCGGAATAATAGGCGTACTGCGCTTGCTTACTCGCCTCGTTCGAGTTTGCTCTCGAAATGCTCCCGAAAACCTCAAACTCCGAGAGGAGGAAAAAGTAATCCTTTGTCGCCGTGACCGCACTCGCGGATGTGCTATTATTTCCCGTATTGTCCGTGTACTTGGTAACGGACTTTAGGACTGCACGGAGCGCCGCCGGAATGACTGCGATAATCGTTCCGGAATAGCTCGAGAGGCTTGTCCCGCAAATATTTGTACGCATTTGCGAGCTCGCCCATCCGCCGGAGTTCGTTGCACTACTGTTCATAGAGAAATAGCCGGTTGTCGAAACGGGCGAGGTATAGTAACTATCGCAGAAACACACGTCCGTACCGCCGGAGAGCGCGGTCTTTGCAAGTTGGAAATGGATACGGTTTTCCCCTTCTAGGCTCGCGTTATGGTTAAATCCAATAATGAACGCATATGTTGTGTAATTAGATAGTGTAAGATGTCCAACCGTGCCGTTTAGCGTTACAGCCTTTCGGTCACCGACGCTCCAATAGTTCGCGCCCTGTCCCGCGTCGGATATATCTTTTATTGTTTCCCAAGTATTTTTATTCAGTGTCGGATATACAAAATTAAGCGGCACCGCGTAACTGTCCGTGATAGTTACGGCTTTTGTGTCGGACGTTTTCCCGTCCAGTGTCGCAGATACGCTCCATGTTCCGGCTTCCGGAACGATAAGCGTGCACGTTCCATTGGCCGATGTACCGCTCACAGACAGACTTCCTTTTGTAGCAGTAACGGTTGCACCAGATGTCACAGTTACAATGATTTGCAGTTCTGTGCCAGTCTGAATGGCCTGAATGGCTGTCACAAATCCGTCCGGGTAGACCAGTGGGTCAGATGTGCCGCCCTTCTCCCGGATAGCTGATGCAACCTTTGTCAGGTCGGTTGTGTTTGTCAAATATTCCGCCATCAGAAGCTCCCTCCATTCGCGTTTGCGATCTCTACAGCCGCCCACGCACCGTTGGCCACCCGCAGAAATTTGCCGTTGTCAGAAGCCGTGACAGACGGCACTTCGCGAACCTTGACAGCTCCGGTCTTGCCGTTGACGGAGGTGACAGGGGCGGTTTTGAGGTAGTCCTTGCCCGCCACGGCCACCACCCACGCCGTCGGCTTGCCGCTTGCGTCGACCGCCTTGACCTTGATAAGGTCGCCGACCTTCGCCCCGGAGGCCAAAAGCACGTCCTGCTTGCCGCTCCATTCGGCTTTGTTTTCGCGCACGTCGCCGATGGCCTCGTCGATCTGCGCGCCGGTATACTGGCTGTTGTACGCCATGTGATCACTCCTTCATGCACAGGAAATCCTCGCCGTCAGCCGTTTTCATCGTCTGCGACTGCCCAAGCGGGATAAATCCGTAGTTGTCGTTCCAGCTGCCGTCCACGCCCTGCGCGAACAACGAAATGCGGTATTCCCCATCACCGGAAAGCAGAAAATCGTCGTAAACCTCAAAGGTGCGCTGCGTCCCCGCGGGGGTCTGGGAGAAGGACGCGATCAAAGCGCCCTTCCCGCGGCCCCAATCCTCGCCGGACTTCGTCGCGCGGCACTCAAAAGCCGTATAGGCGATGTCCGACGAGAATGTGACGGTGATCGAGTCGAATCCCGAGACTGCCGATATCTTGTTTCCGGTGATGGAGAAGGTCAACTCCGGCGCGGCCATTAGGCTGCGCTCCACGTCCCGGCGGCGTTCTTGACGAAGACCTTCACGATCTTCACGCCGTCGCCGGAGGACGCTGCTTCGAGATCCGCGCCCTTGACGGTGACGTTGATGGCGGTGTTCTTCTTGTAGCCGCCCGCCGTGCCGCTGACGTTGGTGGAGCCGCCCGTCGTCGGGATCTGGGTGCCCGCCGTGTGCAGGCTGCTCGTCGCCGGAACGACGCGGACGGTGTATTCCTCGAAGTCTACGTCGCAGACGAAGGAGAAGGCCGCCGCGTCGTAGCCCGTGACCTTGGAGATGCGGCTCTTGTCGGGGCCGGTGATGGTCACGGCGGGAATCGTGGAATTGAGCGTGATGGAGTCGCTGGCCGCAGCCGATTCGTTGCCGACGTCGTCGCGCACCTTTACATAGATCGTCTTCAGGCCGTCGCCGTCCGGGAGCGTAATGGATTTTGTGGCCGCGTATGTCTCCCACGACGCAGCCTCTTCCGTCTCCGCCGTCTTCGTGCCCCAGATCTTCATCTGATAGCCCGTCGTTACTTCATCGGAGACGGAGATCTTCGCGGTGACGTTGGCGCTGGTTGCGTACTGCGCGTCGTCATTCAGGATGATCGATAGACCGGCAGGCGCCAGCGTATCGAGCGTTAAATTAAAAAAGCTTGCCATTCGGATTTAACCCCTTTCTTCACTTTTGAGTTCGATGTACAAAAAGCCGCCCGGCCTTTCATAAATGGTTTTCTCGCCCAGATGGGCGGACTTAATGCCCATGGAGCCGATGAACAGCGCCAGAATGCGTTTGATTCCAAGTGCCAGCATGTCAGCCCTCCACCAGATACAGCGTCCGCGCGTCCTTTTCGTCCAGCGCGTCATAGTCCGATTTTGTCAGCACGCGGATCTCGTCGATCTGCGCGGATTTGATGCCGCCGCCAGAACCGCCTCCGCCCGACTGCCGGGCCTCGTTGATGGCGGCGACGAGGTTGTCCTTGTCGTAGGTCTTGAGGTCGGTGAGGTCGCCGATCTGCTCCTGCAGCTGTGCCCAGACGGGGAGCGTGGGATCCGCCGAAGGATCGCCGGACGGCTCCACCGCAGGCTGCACCTTGCCGAGCGATACCCAGACGGTCGGCAGCACGACGCCGGAGGCGTTCGTGCCGTACACGCCGACGCGGGCATAGCGCCCCGCCACGGCGAGAATCTCGGCCGGGACGGTCACGGTATCGCCATCCCATTTGGCCGGGAGTACGTCGATGGTCGCCCTGCCGTTTGTAAAGACGGCGGTCTTCGTCAGCCCGTCCCAGTCGGATGAAAACGCGAATTCGACGCTGACGGCCTTCGCCATGCCCGCCGTCAGAAGCTCCGGCGGCGAGCACAGATGCGCGCAGGCTTTGGTGATGTGGATCTGGATCATGCTATTTCGCCTCCTATGCAATCACAGTGCCGTTCACAAGCAGTTTCCCGTCGCTGTTGCACCTTAATGCTGCGTATTTGCTTGCGTTATAGCACAGCCAAACCCTATTTGCAGCCACCCCGTAAAACGGCACATTTGTCGCGCCGATGCTTTCATTCCCGTAAAGTGGCAGCAAGAAATTGCTTTTGACGTACATGCCGTAACTATCTTTTTTGATTCTGTCTGGCGGAGCGCTCTCTCCTCCGCTCCCGCCGCTTCCCGGCGGCCCGACAACGTACTCGACGATATAGCTGCCGGAGATCCGCGCGACTTTGACGCGGTCGCCCGCGGCGAAGGTGGCCGACGTGTTGCACTTGTAATGCTTCGTCGTGGCCTCGGTCTGCCCCTCGAGGATGAGGGACAGACCGTCGTCATAGACCGCGCCGACGGTCGCCAGAAAGTTCTCCGGCAGATTCTCGTCCGGCATCTCGATATTCGTCACAAACAGGCTGTCGATGCCCTCCATTATGCGATCACCGTCCTTTTTGCAGAGTGTGTCATGAGGCTTCCGGCCTGCATCGTGACCGACCAGCCGGTTTCAAGGTAAATGCCGCCGATCTCGTCGTGCGTCAGGGCCAGGATATCTCCGACGCCGTGCCCCGGCTCATTGAGCGTGTAAAATGTAATGGCGCGCGTAGCAAGCAGCGACTCGTTGCGGCGCTTGTCGGCGTAGGCCTGCAATTCGTCCTGCGAGGCGATATTGTCTACCCGCTCGACGGAGGTTATGCGCATGCCGCGCTTGAATGTGGATTTCTTGGAGGCCGGATTGTCGTTGACGGCCGTCGCCACCATGGCCGCGTCCATGTCCGGGTTGTTGCAGGTCACGATGAAGACGTTCGGCGCGTCAAAAATGTCTGTTTCGTCCGACCAGTCAGGCCCTGGATGTTTCTCCGGGAGAAACAGGTCCGTCACGCCGTAGCGCCAGTCGATGATGGCGGCGGACGGCTCCTGATACGGTTCGAGGCGGCACACGCCGTCCGCGTCAAACCAGAGGCTTTCATAGTTGATCTCCGAGAGCAGCGTGTTGATGATCGTCAGGTAGCTTGTGCCGATTGGCCAGTCTTCGCGGTCTGTCGCCAGCACAGCGGCGTTCGGCGTTGCGATCACGAGCGAGATGCCGCAGTCTGTCAGCAGCTTGCGGATCTCAGTGATGTACGACGAGCCAGCGGCAAGATGCAGGATCGTCTCGGTTTTTTGCGTATACACGCGCCAGCAGCGGTCGTAGGCTTCGATCTCTATGCGCGTGCTGCCCGCGCTTCCTTTTTGGCTGACGGTCGCAGCCTGATAGATGCCGAGAGAGTGCTCCGTCCCATTTACGATGATCCATGGCCGCAGCTCGTCCGATTCCCACGCCGCTATGGCATTGGGAAGAAAGCTGCCCTTGAGCGTGCCGTGGATGCTTGCGGCGCGGTCGCTCATGATCTGCGGCGGGCTGCCGGTATCCCATTGCAGCTGCGTGATGGGCGCACCGTTCCGGAGCACGTCGATGCGGTAGCTTACGTCACGGGTCAAGGGTGATCGCCTCCTCCCGGTTGGTGTGCGAGACGGTAAAGGCGTAGCGGCGCATAAACTCGTCGATGTTGCTCTCCAGCGACGGAAGCGTACCGATGGCCATATTTCCGTAATGGTCCTTGAGGCAGACGAGGCGGCCCACAAGGGCCTCCAGCGCGAGGGCGGCGGCCCGCTGGCTGTGCGGATACGCGCAGGCGACGGAAATGGCGCGGTCGCGCTGTTCGCTTCGCTCCTCGACGGGGTAGGCAAGTCCGGCCAGATGGACGGTCGACACGCCCGCGCTGAAGCTTGCGCGGTTCGTGCGCAGCTGCGTCTCGGACAAACGCATTTCCAGCCAGACACCGGTTTCCAGATCGCAGATCATGTTGGTTTCCGGCAGAATCTCGGCTGTGGCCGAATTGGATACGCCGTAATTGTCGCTGTCGGCATAGCATCCGCGCACGCGGTATGTCGCGCTGCCGATGCTGGTGTGGTCGACGTACTGCTTTTGCGTGGTGCGGGCGATGGCGACGCCGTCCCGCTCAATCAGGTAAAAATCATAGCTGCCTGCGGTCTGCCAGGCCAGCGCGGCCTCATGGCCGGCGGTGACGGTCAGGGTGATCGCCTCGCCCTCGGTGTGCGAAACGGGCAGAGCGGCCGCGGACCACTCGGACCACATACCGTACTTGTTCTGCACGCGGACGCGGACGGTGTAGCTGCCGTCGGCGAGGTAAACAGGGGAGCGCCATGCCTTTTCTGTGCCGTAGACCGTTCCGGAGGCGTAGCCGCTCGAGAGCGTCAGCTGATAGGCCTCCTGCTCAGAGGTCTGCCAGGTGATGCGCGGGCGCGGGCCGGTGGACTGGATGACGATGGACGGTGCGGACGGGGCGTTGATGGCAATAAACTCTGCCTTGTCGCTCCATTCGGACGCCGTGTTGTCGGTGTTGTAGGTGCGCACGCGCCAGTATTTTGTTCCGCTTGTGAATTTGTTCGCCGGAACGTCGTAATACTGGTTTTCTCCCGTGACGGTCACAAGGGTGTTCCACGTCGTACCGTCGGCGGACCACTGCAGATCCGCTTTACTCTGCGGCGTGCCGGTGGAAATGATGTGCTTCCACGAAAAGCGGTTGGCGATTGTCGCGTCGATGACGATGCCGGAAGGGGAGACGGGCTTGGCCGTCGGGGTAACGTCTGTTGTCGTGATCTCCTGCCATGCGGACGTCGTTGTCGTGCCGCTGTTTGCCGTCACCTTTACGCGCCATTCGAGCGTCCCGGACGGGAATGTGTTTGCCGGGACCGTGCAAGCGGTCGTCGCGCCAGACACGCTTATCGTTTTTGATGTGCTTGCGTTTTTTACGCGCCACTCAAAAACAGCGGATGTTTGTTTTATCTCCGCGAAGCACGTCTGTGTGAGACCTGTGTCGTCAGTGGTATTCCATGTAAATGTATTTTTTTGCGTTCTGTTTACAAAAGCCCCTGACGACGGTGCGAAATTCTCCGCCTTTATTCCTACATTATCATTAGAGTATTCGCACTCAAGGAAGGGTTTGTATGATGACTTTGCACCATAAAAAATTGCCTCTGATGCGTGTCCTTCTCTGCCCGTTATAAAAGCAAACAAAAAGCCGTTGCGCAGACCGTGCTCAAGCCCATTCTTCTCCGCTGCATTGTATTGCGACATTGTGAATGTCACCTGCGCCTGTACAACTTTATTGAGTTCGGTCCAACTTGCCGACCCGCTTGTTGATCCATCGTTCAACTGCTGCGGCTGCGTCGCATATGTCGCCGTACTTACATCAAGCGGTTCTTTCAGCCCGAGCGCATAGGCTGATATATACGCCGCCCCCCAGCTCCCCAAGATGCCTTTCGTTGGCATTGCATATAGCACAAGCTTAACCTTTGTAATGCGTTTGTACTTGTACGCTGCTGCCGGTTCTCCGAATTTCAGCAGTATGTTGTCCCACCCTCCGAACGTTCCGGAATGGTTTGTAAACGGCTCCACAAACAACTTGTATTGCGTAAGATCCGAGAAGTTCGTGTTCGGATAGTTTTTCGCGACTGCTGTTGATCCACTCGCCTGCACTGTAAAGATCGGCATTTACTTCGCCCCCATTCTGGCTGTGATGCGTGCGTTTTTGGCGATGCGGAGGATGGTGTCGAGGTCTTCGACGTGGTCCACATAGACGGTGGTGTTGTAGGTATCGCCGGATGTGTAGCGCGTTTCGCTTGCTGTCTGGATGCGCGATCCGGACGGCAGGAAGATCCGCTCGAGACCGTTTTCGTTCACCCGCGTCCATCCGCCTCGCCAGTTGTCCGTTCCGGCGGCGTTGCCGCCCAGATAGCGGCGAACCCATTCGTCCTCTGTGATGCCGATGGTGGACGGGTCGCCGCGGGCAACTGCATCCTCGTAGGCTTTGGCGAGGTCTGCCGCGCTCTGCCCCCACTGCTGCGCTGTGTAGCTGTCGAGCAGATTTTGGTAGTTGTTTCCGTTGCCGCTGGAGTAGCCGAAACCAAGCGCGTGCGTCATCTGTCCCCAGCCCTCGCCGATGTGGCCGGTCGAGATGTTTACTACGCCCTTGATGAGTTCCGCCGCGTCGGCGATGAGCGCCATTACCTTTGCGAGTGGCTGCAATGCCTTGGTCAGCGCCGGGACGCGGTTGTTGGAAAGATCGGACATAGGGTTCAGAATATCTCCGACGGTATCCAGCAGCATGCCGAACGAGTCGACAATGCCGGAGTCCTTGAGCGCCTTGCCGCCGTCCTTTACCATGGTGGTCACGTCGCCGTAGAACTCTTCGAGATACGGCGCGAATTCGGCAGACAGCTGGTTTTTCACGCCCTCCTGCGTGTTCTGCAGGCGGGCATAGGCGTCGTCGACGGCCTGCAGGGATTTGAGCGCGTCCCTGTCGAGGACATAGCCCATGTCGTGCGCTTCCTGCGCGTACTCCTGCATCTTCTCGCTTCCGAGCTCGATCAGCGGGTTCAGCTCCTGTGCGGACTCGGACATGAGATCCATAGCCAGTGCGTCCCGCTCGGTCTTGTTTTTCATCTCGCCGAGCGCGTCGATGGTATCGTAAAATACATCCTGCGCGCTGCGGAGGCTGCCGTCGGTGTTTGTAATCTCAACTTTCAGCCGCTTGTACGCCTCGTAGGCGTCACCCGTACCGGTCGCGGCCTCCTGCATCTTGTTGGTGGTTTCCTTGAGGCTGTCCTTGATACGGTCAAAGGAGACGTCCGTGAGGTCGGCCATGTAGTTAAGCTCCTGCACGGAATCGGTCGTCGTGCCGGTCACGGAGGCGAGCGTCAGCAGATCGTCCGCATTCGAGGCGGCTTCCTTCGTCATGGAGATCAGCGCTTTTTCCGCCTTGACGATCGCCGCAGCGACGGCGGCAAATCCGCCTGCAACTGCGACTGTCGTAGTGTCGAGCTGCAGCATGCCGTTCATGGACGTTTTCATGCTGTCCGGCAGCTGAATGCCGAGCTTGGACGTCAGGCCGTTCACCACGTCGCCGAGGTTGCCCATGCCTTTCCCGGCTTCCTCGGCCGCATCCCCGATTTCGCCCATGCTCTGCGCGGATTCCCCGGTTTCCTCGTTGGCTTTTGCCATCTGCTCGGTATTGCGCTTCAGCTGGTTCTCCATTTTGTAGAGCTCGGCTTCCGCGTTTGCGAGCTCCTTCTCCCAGCGGCTGGTTTCTACCGCCCCGATCTCATAATACTCTGCTGCGTTTTTAAAGGCTGATTCCAACAAATCTACTTTGTTGGCCTGCTGGATGATTTTCTGCGTTAAAATGTCATTCTTTTTAGCCATCAAGTCCGCAGAATCCGCACTATCTTCGTATTCTGCTGCGACCTTCCGCATTTGGGCGTCCAGTACGTCTATGCTGGCGTTGAGCTGATCTATTGATTGTTTGTACTTTTGCTCTTTGTCGCCGCGTAGACTTTCGCCCAGCTTGTTCGTGCGCTCAGCCAGATCTGCCAGACCATCCGAGAAGTTGTCGGCAGCACCACCTGCCGCCTCCAGCTTAGACGTGTTGTCAGCCAATGCACGCTCCATTTTTACAAGAGCGGCTTCGGCATTGTTCAGTTGCTGCTGGTACTTTTGGGTTGTCGTGTCGGAGATGCCGTAGGCCTTGGCAGACTTCTGCAGCATCTCCTGCAGCTGCTCAACCTTATCACGCTGCGTCAGGATCTTCTGGTTCAGAACCTCGTTGATCTCTGTCAGGCCCTTGATGCTGTTTTCGTTCCCGGCATAGGTCGTGTTAAGCAGTTTGATCTTGCTGTCCAGCGTTCCGAGCGCGGCATTGATCTCGGAGATCCGCTGTTTATACTCGGCCTCGCCGTCCAGTTTGATTTTTGTGCTAATGGTGGCGTCAGCCATTTAAAGTCCCCCCGATACAAGATAATCGTGCAACGATAAGCCGGACGGCTTATCCAGATCAACATATCTGCCGTCTGGCATTGCCTGAGATGCAGACCGGCGCGGCGTGGCAAGGGAAAAGTATTCCCGATAGATTGCCATGCACCGCGCCGGCGTCATCGTCCTCCAAAATACAGCCTCATCGTTGTGCAGGACGTTGATCCAAATGTTTAGGTACCACGCGAATCGGATGCTGTAGGGTTCGGCTGCGTGGTCTGTTCTTTTTTTTCGCCGGATTCCTCCGACTGATTTTCGGCCGGACGCTCTGTGTCCGGCTCGTAGACCGCCTGAAAGATCATTTCAATGATTCTGTCAGCGATCTCACCGAAGCGCTTGACCGTCATCATCTTGCCGACATCGCGGCTCGTAAAGCGTTCCGGCCAGCCCTGGTCGTAGGCGTACTCATTCATAGCGGCGGCCACTGTCTCAAAAACGTTTTTCATGGTGCGCTTCCGGGACAGCAGCGGCTCAATCGTACCGCCGTGCAGCTCCTGTAGGTCTGCCAGGACGTTCATGTTGACGTAAAGCTGATAGGTTTTCCCGCCGTGCTCAAACGGCAGGGGTTTCGGCTGTAAGTACATGCCCGGCCCCCTTACGCAGTCTTGCCGAGAACGGCGTCGCAGTACGCTCTTGCATCCTCCTCGGAGTCGCAGGTAGCAATCTCAACAAGGTTGTCGAGAGCATCGACGAGGAATTCGCCCGACGTGACCGGCGTATTGAACGTGATGTTCTCGCCGAGAGTCTGGTAGACATGGCTGGGCGGTCCGAAGAGCGCACGGCCGATGAAAATGCAGGTGAATTTCTCCACGCCGTCGATCATGTCAGGCGCGTAGAACGAGACGCCGACATACTGGCTGGTGGATGTCTTGCCGTACCGGACTACGCTGATGGATTTTGTCTTGACGGATCTGGTCGTCTTGACGGCCTTATACAGCAGCACTTGCGCCGCCTCGGTGATATACTTGACGCCGAGCGAGATCGTGCCGCCGGTCGCCTTGCGCATATACTCGGCAAGGGAGCTTTCGGCATACAGACGGCCTTCGGCGTTGCGCAGCTCGAAGTTTGCCGTCATGGCGTCGCCGACCTTTGTGACGTCACTGTAGGTCACAGTATTGCCGGAATCGGATTTCGTGTATTTTGCGGCCTGAATGTGCCGCAGATCATATGCAGGCATAGGCTCCTCCTATCTGTTCAAAATGTTAATCGCTTCTTTGCGCATGGCTTCATTTGACGCCGCACGCGCGGCCTTTATGGCCTGGTTCCAATAATGGTCAGCTTTGATCGCGCCGCCTCTTCGCTTCCAAAGATTACGCGATTTTCGGCCATAGTTGAGGACAAAGCCCTTGATATTATAGGGCTGCTGCCGCGCGTCTTTGCCGCGCAGCGTGACGATCATATACGGGACATCCTGCTTGTCGCGCTTGACGGTATTCGGGCGGACAATGTGCCGGTATGTCTCACCAGTGCGGCGGTTGTGGCCAGCGGCCACATAGGCGGATTTTACGCTGTCCAGCAGAACGTCCGCGCCGGCAGACAAAATCGTCTTCAGGTTCGTATCGGTAAAAAGCCGATCAGCTTTCAATTCCTTGATGATATCCTGCGCCTTTACCTCGGCTTCAAATTCCGCCATGTCAGATCACCTCAAACGGGATATCCGTGTAATACGTCATGGTCTGCTCATCGAAGCTCTGCTCATCCTGCCCGACCGCGACGCGGCCGGCAATGAGCGCGGCGATGATCTGCGCCGGCAGCGGATCGTTTTCCGTCTGCGTGGCCACTGTGACAACGCCTAAATTGACCGTGCAGATCGGCACGCCCTCCGCCCGTTCCGACCGCGTCCCGGTCGGCGTCCAGACGACATAGCGCTCCTCGCTCGGGCTCGCCTGCACCTTGTAAACGCTGACGGCCTCCGGAACAACGGTGTCCAAAATGGACTCAATCTTCGAGTAGCTCATATTTGCCCTCTGGCTCGGTCAGGCTCAGCGTCGTACATGGCAGGCCATTGTCGTCGTGCCCGTACTGCGCCTGATCGATCTTGTAGATGTGGCGGCCCTCGTAGCCCGTCAGGCTGACATACTGATCGGACGTGATCGGCGGCTCATCCATGCCGCGCGGGACGCAGACGAGCTTGACGATCTTGCTGTTGGCCTGTTTGCCCGCGTAGTAGCGCGAGGCATAGACCTCCTCCTCGGCGTAATAGTACGATGTACCGGGGCCGAGCTTGGCCAGCAGCGGCGAGGAGCCGGGGCGAAGATCATGGACATCGAGAATCTGATCGTAGATCATGGTGATACCTCCCGCATCTTCTGCTGCAGCAGCTTATCGTGCAAATACGATCTGAGGCCGGACGGCAGCGGATTGTCCGCGGTCGTGGCGCGGCTGCGATACATCCATGCGGCGACGCGGGCGACGAGGCCGTTATCCTCATCGCTCGCGGAATCAAGCGTAATACCCTTGGTTTCGATATACCGGGCAGCCTGCGCAAGCAGGTTGCCCAGATATGCGGCCTGATCGTCGCTGATCCGCATCAGACCGAGATCCACGCAAAGCAGGTCGATTTGCCTCGACGTGTTCACACAAGGCTCAGACAATCAGGCCGCCTCCTTTCTTACGCGCCGGCCGTGCAGGTCGCAGAGCCGAGCTTGACAGCCTTGCCAGCACTGTCGATCTCCACGACCGTGATGACATTCCCGGTCGCGGCTGCGACCGCAGCCCCGGAGGTCATCGCCGTCCAGCTGGCGTCCAGCTTCTCACCGGCTTCGACCGACAGCGGAGCACCGGCGAGCTTATAACGGAGCTTGTTTGCGCTGGCGTTGCCCGCGACCGTGACGGTCGTCTTGCCGGATGCGCCGGCCGCCGTCGTGACGATCAGGGTGCCGAGGCCCTCGTTGATGTAGTCGACGCCGAATGTGGTGGTTGTCTTCGGCGCGGTGTTTTTGTAGTTGAACAGAACAAACGCTTCGCCGATCGCCGGTTTGCCATCGTAGCGGGCAAGGCCCTTGAAGCAGGTCATGTTCTGCCGCCACTTGACATTTACGTTGGAATCGATGACCACGCCCTCGCGCTGAGACAGGCTGTACAGCGAGCCGAAGCCGCCGCAGACGTCATAGTCCTGCATAAACTCAAGCTCGACAAACTCGCCGCCAATGACCGGCATTGTACCGCTCACACCGGCGACCAGAGCCGCAGCGGCATTAAAATTCAGACTGCGAGACACGATATCGAGGTGCGTCTTGCGGTTGCAGAACCACACCGCCCGGCCGTCCGAGTAATTTGGGGACGGGACGCCGGTCGCTTCGCAGAGCTTCTGGAAAAACTCCGCGCCGTACTTCGCGCCGAGATCCAGCTTGAGGACGTGGCTCTCGTGCAGATCGGTAAACGTGCCCTGATTTGCGCCCCACCATTCCGGCTTGGATGTCGCGGCCAGGCGGGTGATGATACCGACAGGCATTTTCGTTCCGGTGCCGTAAATGCAGGCTTTATCCAAGCCCTTTGCAATGGCGGCAGCCAGATACTGCACAACGGTCGTCAGCAGCGACAGGTCAGTATCGTCAGACAGCACATAGTTCGGAAGAGCAAGATAGCCGCCGATCATAAAACCGTCCATGGTCAGCTGGTAGAAGTTGATATCCAGCTCGTTCATAACCGCATCCATCTCTGTCCAGATGGCTTCCGGCGCGACACCGGCGATGTTCTGGCGGCTGGTACCGCCGACGGGCTGCAGGGAAATGTGCGGCAGAACGCGAGAATACTGATAGGTCAGATCGCGCAGCATCGGCAGCAGGTTATCGGGGATACCGAGCTCTGCGCCGCTGGCGCTGCGCTGCGACGTGCGAAGGGCGCGGATGTTGGACAGGAAATCGCGGGTTTCGGGGGCCTGCAGCAGAGCGTCGCGCTCCTGGTAGGTCAGGCCGAGCCAACGGCGCTCGGGGTTGGTCATGGGCATGGTGTTATTACTCCTTTCTGCTGCCGGTGCTGCCGGCTGGCCTGCCGCCGGAGGCGGCGTCTGGGCAGCCTCAAGGCTGCGGATTTCTTCGGTCGTTGCGTCAATGCGGGTCTGCAGCTCTGCGATGGCCACGACGTTTGCGTTGCGCTGCTGCTCAAATTCGTCGATGGCGGCATCGACAGCGGCGCGATCCTCTTCGGTCTGCGCGGCAGCAATATCCGCCTCAAGCTCATGCTCGCGGGCCGCGAAGGCGTCGCGTTCGCTGACCAGTGTTTCCATCTGCGCCTGCATACTGCGCAGATCCTGCTGGCGTCTCAAGATTTTAAGTGCCATTGTTACCTCCAAGTTTTTTTCTTGCCGACGCGCGCCATGCTTCGCAGCGGCGCCGGTTGATTTCCTCCAGATCCTGCTTTCTGGCCGATACGCTCGTTTCGGTGTACGCCGGGAATGTGCAGACACTCACCTCATACAGCGGGTCGACCTCCTCGATTTCCCAGCGATACTTGCCGCCGCCGAGATCGACAAAGGTCTCGCGCTTGATTTCAAAGCCAAAGCTGCACTGATCGACGTCGCCGCGCTGGACCCGTGCGTACAGATCCATTGCCGAGCTGTCCTGCCGGTTGATCTTGACGGATCCCCACAGGCCGCGGGTATCCTGCCGCAGTGTCAGCGTGCCGGACTTCGTGCGGCCGAGCACAAGCGTAGTATTGTGGTTGATAAGGGCGCGAACATCACCGGAAACGCTGGTGTCAAAAGCGCCGGGCTTGACGATCTCGCTTGCGCCCTCCCAGAGCGGATACTCCGAGTTAAAGACGGCAAAATAGCCTTCGATATAAAGATCGTCAGCTGCTTCGCGGGTGGTAAACTGCTGCGAGCAGCTGCGGATCTGGCGCGCAGTGCGCTCACTCGCCATTGCCTTCGCCTCCTTGCTCCAATTTTTTCTGATTGCCAATCATATTGGCCGGGATATAGTTCTCAAGGATAACGCGCTCATCCAGCCCGTCTACCGGGGATAGATCCAGCCAGTCGCGGCTTTCGTTGCCGCTCATAATGCCCTTGACGTACAGGCCGGTGGAAACATCGGCCAGATCCTTGAGCGTGTAGCTGTACAGTCGGCGGACGGACATCTTAAAATACCAGTCCGGAGACAGCAGCAGCTTGCGCGTCAGCTCCGAGCAGATAATGTTCGCGATGGACGTCGCCGTTGTCCGGATCATGTGGTTGTGGTCGGCGTCGGAGTAGTTGCCGACGCCCAGCATATACGGCGTCACACCGACGATTGCTGCGACCTCCCGTTTGTCCAGTTCGACGCCGTCCTTGAGCGCAAGATCCGAAAGGCTCAGCGGTTTTACCTGCTGGATATCCATAAGTTCCGCCGGAATGATCCACGGCGCGCCGGCCTCGGAGTTTTGCAGATACTCGGACATCAGCCGCTTGCGGCCCGCTTCGTCCGAAAATTCGTCGGAAAGGCCGTCGACCTTGACGATGACGGACGGCTTCCATTTGTCGGACATAAAGCCTTTTTTCGTGGCGGACGCTTGCCGGAGGTTGCCGGTCACGTCCCGCAGGCTTGCCCGGAGGCCAAGCCCAAGCCACGGCTGATCCGGGTCGGGCCTGTACTTAAAGTGCAGCACATCAGCAGGGTCGTACACCTTTCCGCGCCACGTCACAAAGTAGGTCAGGCCGCCGTCCGCGCTGGCCACTGTCGCGCCCGGCATCGGGGTCAGGTCGACCAGTAGGCCGCCCTGCGTCTGCGGCAGGACGAACGCGCTGCCGCACGAAGAAAGAAGCATTGTTTCAACGATCCATTCAACCCAGTCCTTTCGGCCGCCGTACCGCCATGGATGAATATCGACGAACCGGCTGAGTTCATTGCGGACGCGAATGTCGCCGTTCTCTGCGTTGCGGAACAGCTGAATCGTCGCGTTGCTGACGATATCCGCCAGCCCTCCGACCGCTGCCAGAACATCAGGGCTGTCAACCAGCCGCCGGTACCCTGTCACAGCCAGCGTGTCAGAATTGGACACCAGCCACTGCAGGCAGGACTGGTCGCTTGCAGCGCTGCGACGCTGCGGTTTCACTTTCAATCGGCATCAGCCTCCGTTTCATGCTGGGCACTGCTGTACCAGCCAGCGCCCTTGCTGCTCTCGCTCAGATCATTCAGATAGGCGCAGGCCGCGAAGACCGCGCAGTCAAACACGTCAATGCGCAAGTTCGGCTCGATTTTCTGGTACTGCACCATGTCGTCAGCTTTTTCAACACCGGCGACGTTCTGCACGCAATACTCCATCGGTTCAGCGTGCATATAGTAGAGTGTGCCTTGCTTCGCGGACTTTTCGAGATAACGGAATCCCTCGGATTTGAGGATAAAGGTCTGCATCTGCGCTTTGACCGGGAAATGCTCCTTTTTCATCTCGACGAAATACTCGCGGCAGAATTTCGGGTCATGGCCGATGCGGCGCAGCTTAAAGCCCTCGCCGCGGCGTTTTTTGAACCAGCGGACAATGTCACTGTAGTTCGTGACCTTGTCGTTGGTCATGTCCAGCCAGCCGTCGTCCTTCCAGCCAAACAGCGGAATCTGATCCTTGTTCGCCTTGATCTCCGCGGCAGGCCGCGGGAACCAGCAATGCGGAATGATGATGTCAACGCCCTTGTAATGGCCAAACAGGCAGCAGGCCGTCAGGTCGTGCATCTTGGAAAGGTCAGCGCCGCCGTACCATTTGATCGGCAGGCGTGCGAGCTGCGCCAGCGTCCAGTTGTATTTCGCGTCGGACTTTCGCCACTCCGTAATATCAAACCAGGCACGCAGCGCGGCCGTGAAGATGTTGAGCGAGGTATTTAAAAACTCAGGGCGGAGCTGCGGATCGGCTTCGGCCTGCGCGGCGTCGTTGATCATCGCCTGCGGGCGGATGCTGTAGCCCCAGCCGGGGCTTGCGGCCTCCAGCGCCTTTGGGTCCAGCAGGTCAACGTCGCCGTTCTCGTTGGTCGGGGCCTGCGCGATAAAGATAAAAATCTCATCCGCATACGGGTCCTTGATCGTCCCGTCGAGGATCTTCTTGCAAAACTCCACACGCTTCGCCAGAAAGCCGAGTGCGTTCGCGCCGCCGGAAGAAATGATGATAACGAGTTTGTTGGTGTAGGCCTTCGTCGCGTCGCGAAGCTTCTGGAACTGCTTTGGGGATTTGTACACATGCGCTTCGTCGCAGATGACGATGTTGGCATTAAAGGAATCCTGCTTGTCGGGGTTCGCCGCCAGCGCGTTGATGGAAATAAAGCCGTCGCCAATATCGCCGACAATGGAGTGCTCCATATTGTTGTCCGTGATACGCAGGCCGCGTTCTGCATCCTCCTTGACGGTCACACCCAGCCGGTTGACGTTGTACTTCAAAAAGTCGAAGCCTTCGAGCGCCTGCTTGAGCGCACCGCCGACTTCATAGACCTTGGAGCCGGATCTGCGCTCATACAGGGCCAGCGCCCACGCCAGCGATGCGGCGAATGTGGTCTTGACGTTTTTTCGGGGGATAAAGTCAAGGGCTTCCTTAAACCGGCGCTCGCTGGTGCCCTTGAGGTAAAACCCCATGACGTTAAAGCAGATAAACTTGTGATAGGGAAGCAGATAAAACGGTGTGCCGCGCAGCGGCCGCGCGTCTAGGAACTCACCCTGCTGGTGGCAAAGCGTCGTCTCGATGATCGCGATAATCTCGCAGGCCGGTTCCGGCAGGAAGTCCCACCGGCAGGACGCCAGATCGTTGAGATACCGGCGGCAGGCCAGCACGATCCACTCACAGGCGAAGATCTCGCCGCTGAGCACCTTATCGACGTATGCGTCAACGTCGCGTTGATACTCTGCTGCGTGCTCGACGGCATAATCGTGCGCATCGTCAAGCATCTGCTCGATCTTTGCCTTGCCCTGGCTCACGCTCTGCTTGCTGCGGGCCTTGTTCAGGCCGGTCGGCGTCAGGCCCAGCTGATTGCGCAGCCCCGTGACCGTCGCACGGAGGTTTTCAACGACCGTCCAGTTTGGGTCCTTCGCCGTGTACTCGCTGCCGGTCTTGTTGGTCAGGGTCGCAACCATCAGGCCGCCTGCCTTCTTCCACGCCTTTTCAGCGCGGCTGAGTTCGCGCTCCGTCTTGGCCAGCTGCTTGATCGTCGGCTCAAAAATCTGGTTGTAGGTGCCGACAGCCTGCATATCGGCGCGGATCATATCCTCTCTGGCCAACTCATCACCTCGGGTATTCTCCGGCCGGCTTCTCCAGGCGCGGCGATAAACCGCGCCCAGCGTTTCCACACGAGGGGCGGAGGAAAGAGGACAAACCTCCGCGCCCGGAGAAACCGGTCGGCCCAGGACGCGCGCCCGCGTCGTTTGCGCGCGCGTCCTGCTCGCGTATTTTCTTGTCGCTTACCCCCTCCCGCTATTTTCCGTCCGTCGGAAAGAGTCCCCCAGCCCGGTGATCTGGGTCCTTTCCGTTTTTGACTTTCGAGGGGGGGATACTCGTTTCTGCCAGGCCAACCCGGTCGGCGTCAGCTTCCCGGTCGACCGATCGTGGAAGCTGTTGTGCGCCTGCTGGCTGACCGAGATCAGATTCCACTCGGCCCACTGCAGCTCCGGGTAATCCTCGACCGGGTAGACGTGATGCACTGTCGTTGCCTCGACGCGCCGGCCATACCGCAGCGCCTCACGGCACAGGCCTTTGTCCCGGCGAAGGATCCGCGCCCGTAGCGCCAGCCATCGTTTGCTCTTGTAATCCATCGGCAAAAAGAAAAGCGCCGTGACCCTGAACGGATCGCGGCGCATCTGCCAGCCGGCTATCACCTCGGCTGCATAACAAAAGCGCCAAACGATCCGACCATCATGGTCAAATCATTTGGCGCTGGCACTAGCACGTTGGCTTTGGCTCTGGCTCGTATTCACGTTTACGACTGTCGCTTTTTTGCAGTGCTTGCAGTAAAGCGGGAAGTCGATCAGCCTGGATGTCGGCAGCACTCGCTGCTGCGTCGGCCTGCCGCATAGTGGGCAGATCAGCTTGTCATCCGCTGACACCAACAGTATATCACGCACAGTTTTGTTTTGCAAGACTTTTATCCACCCTTTCCGTTATTTATTGATTGTTTCGAGCCGAAAATGTTTATCCCGGTTTGATTTTTGACCCAGCCGAAGGTATACCCAAAGTCGCCGTACCGGTTGTCCTTGCGTTCGGCTGACAGCTGCACAACATTATCCGGCGGCTCATATCGTTCGCCTGGCTCCAGCGTCCGCTCCAGCACGACGGGCTGCGCAAGTCCCTTTGATGGTGTGTACATCCGCGCCTGCCATCTGGCCCGGCCAGTCTTGCGCGGCTCCTTTGACATGTACATCGCGACCTTATGATAGCAGTCGATCTCATAGTGTCCCGGGCCTTTGTCCGGGCCGAACATCTCTATATACTCGGACAGTTGCAGAGACGGACTGCCGCGGATCGGCCGCAGGCCAAACTGCCGGATTGTCTCGATATCCATGCTGCCGTATCGCCACAGCTCGCGGATCAGCTCTGCATTGCTGCAGTCCGCTGGCAGGATCATGTGATGATGGATACGCTTGTCGCCGTGCTCGCCCTCTATGACATACACATAATCATAGGGCAGACCGCGCGCTTTGCGCGCCGGGCGATACCGCGCGAAGAATGCGCGCAGCCGCCGGGCGGCGATATCATAGTTCGGCGGCAGGAAATCGTCCGCATAGGTCGTGGTAACGAACAGATCGTCCAGTGTGAAGTTTGCCTCGATCAGATGCTCCAGCTTTTGCACGGATGACTTGTCGTTGAGATACTGCTGGTATGGCGCCGTCTCATCGGCGCGGCCGGAGCGTCGCCCGGTCGGCGGCCGGATCGATGCGCTGTCAATCGCGCGGTAGCACGGCCCGGCATAGATCTCTTTGATCGTGCGCGAATAGGGGATCTCGATCACCTCCTGTTTTGTGTTGGCTCGCCGCGTAGGGGGACGCGGCGAGCCTATATCAAACCGGCCCGTTCCCCGCAGCAGCTGCCATGGCAAGCAGCTGCTGCCATAAGTCCATGAAATACAACAGCCGGTTGATATCAGATTGTCAGCGCCTGCGCTTATGCTGCCGCGCCGGCTTGCCATAATTCGTCGGCAGAATAAACTCGTTGCGCAGATCGAAGGGGACGAAGGCGTCGCCGCAGGCGATCCGAAGGACGGAATCAATCCGTTCCTTGTGGAAGTCCGCCTCTTCGCTTCCATTCCATGCGGCCCGGTGCGCGTCGTCAAGTTCCGCGACCTTGGCCGCAAGCCGCCGCATTCGTTCAGGCCCGAATCCGAATTCGAGCGCCAGCGCACACAGGATCAGATCCGCGCCCTTCTGCACTCCGGCGTCAAACGCATTGGCCATGCCGTTGCGCCTGACCTCATCCATGCGCGTCATAAAATCAGCCATTGTCCGCGCCCCATGACTGAATCGTGCCAAGCATCGCATCCTCCACGGCGCAGATCTTTTTGCACGTGGCGCGAATGCTTCTAATCAGCAGCAGCCCGATCACGATCCACTCGATCAGCGCCGCCAGTGTCAGAATCTCAATAATCATGCCGTTCCTCCTTTACCGTCCGGGCAGCGCCAGCCTCGGCGGCCAGAGCTGCCTGCCATACCGCATCCACAGATCTGCCGCCTCATTGCGCTGGATGCCGAGCGCCATGAGCCGCTTGATGTACCGTCGTCTCATTTTTTCTGTTTCCTCCTGTAATAGCTTCGCCGCGCGGCCTCCCGTGATTGCTCCCGGTGCAGTCTCGCCCAACGACCGGAAACGGACAGCTCCGGCCACGCTTCCGCCGGTGAGATCTCCACGCATTCGTCCGGTCGGATAATCACGCGCTTTCCGGCGCGCTGGAAAACATAAAAGTATCTGCTGCTGTACGGGTCGTTCAGCCTGTCCGCCACAACGATCTCGCCAACTGCGGGAGCCAGATGCGGGTAGATGGGAATGTGCCGCTTGATGCGGATCACGACGCGCTTTGTATCGTCACCCATCATGCGAAACCCCGAAGCGATCCAAGGTACACAGAAGTGCGTTTGTCTCATCACGAAAAGCAATGCTCTCCGGATCAACTCGTTTGACGCAGTCAGAAAACTCAACAATTCCGACAACTTGGATTTGATCGCCGCAGATGCGGCGCTCCCAGCAATGGAAATATCCATTCCTTTGGCCGACTGTACAAGCCCTACTTTCCCACTCAACTGCAAATCTTGCGTCGCCCATGGATGCTACCTTTGCGGCCCGCTTACTCATCATACTCGATCACTCCATCGCGGACGCTCTTGACGTGCCGGTAGCGAATTTCCGTGCCGGAGTCCACATGCGCCACCAAGCAGGACATTCGAGCAAAGGCCTGCGCACACTCTTGCATCGATATGGCCATTCGCAGCATATGATACGTAAGCCCTCTGGATTCTGCGGCTGCCGCTGCCTGATTGCGTGACAAATGTAGTCGTCCCATACATAGCTTGATAAACCGTTTACGTGTCATCGTTTACTCCTTTCCGTTCGCCCCGGCTGCAAAAGGCGCAACGTCGGCGGCGGGCATGGTGCGTAGAGTGCTGATAACCCATGCAATCAGACTTTCCTCCCGAGATGTCTGCAAGTCTCCAATGTGTCGTCGGATCAGACCAATTACCGCCGAGCGGCGGATATATGCGTCGTTCATGGATCATCTCTCCTTTCCGGCAGCGTGCCAGGAACCGACATTGCCTGAAGGAAGCGGATCCGTCGCTTCAGCCGCCCTTTTTCGGCGATCAACTCTCTGATTGTTGTTCCTGCTGCGCGAATGATCGCGCAGCCGTGAATGCCACAGTTATGCTCGTGGCCACAGCCCAGACAGGCAAGGCTACCTGTCTCGACCGCGAGTGCGTCCAACGCACGTAGAACCTCATCTGTAGTCATGCGTCATGCCTCCTATTCCAGCCACGCCCGATCTGGAAGCGCAGCGCACAGCCGGTCAAACCGTCTCGTGCTGTCTTTGTACTCGCGGAAATCATCGGCTTCCATTTCGTCGTATGTTTTTTCGATTTTCCTGATCGTATCCAGCAGCGACGTATTTTCGTCGTGCAGGATATCAAACGTCGCTTTTAGGTAATCGTATTGCTGCCGCAGATCGAAGAACGCGAGCATAACACCAAACGCCCAGCCGATTCGCGATAGCATTTCTGCTTTAGTCAGCCTGCAAAGCCGCTTCCCGGCTTCCGTCTGCGCAAGCCCTTGCTCGTAGCTTGTGAGCGAAGAGTAGTCTTCGTCCTCACTGTCAAACCCGACCAGATTGTAGCGGTTCCCAATCAGCGCGACAGTCGCATCGTCAAAATCTTGATAAAAATCCTCGAAATCCTGCTCGTATAGGCTGTTTTGCAGATACTCTGCCTTGGCAGACAGATCCGCAAACGCCATGCGGAATTCCCACTCTGCGTCCTCATCCCCGTCGAGCGCATTGAGCAGTGTCTCGTCGCTGCCCGCCTGCTCGATGTAGTACCGGACGTTATCGCAGGCCTCTGTGATGGCGTCAAGCTCATCCGTGATACGGTGTGCTCCCATCGACGCCAGCGCCGGGCGCTTATAGCGCATAGCCCTTGTTCTGTCGCTCATTTCGCGTCGGCCTCCTCCGGCAGCCGCACCCAACTAGTGCAGACTGAATCAATTTGTGCGCCACCGGCCCGGAAATGCCACACACCCAATACGGCGTCATAGACTGCGTCGGAATGCAGCACAGTGCCGCCGCAGTCAAAGCTGCACCAGTAGTGGCCGGATGCAGGCGGCTTTCCGGTGCGCCACTTCGGCGGCTGGTCGGATTCAAGCGTTTCCGACAGCGGAATGACCGGCCACGGCTGGTCGATGTTGCCGACGATATAATCCGCGGAGCACTGTAGCTGCTTGGATACCTTGGACACGTCGACAAAGCGGGGTTCCAGATCGTTTCGGTAAAAGCTGCGATGCTCAAGATCCTTTCCTACCGCCCAGCTGCGCAGTTGCTTGACCGTTGCACCCGAATAGGATGTCAGATCAATCCGCGTGTTTTCCGGCAGCCCGGCAGCATCAGCAGCGGCAAGATACCGTTTTGCATCGGTAATAAACGCCTGTTTGACTTTAGCTTCGGCCTTTTCCCGCGCTGCGGTCTCTTTGTCTTTTTGCTGCTGGTTGGCCGCAGTGCGGGCCGCTTTCGCACGGCTGCACATACTGTCGCAGGCGTTGTATCCGCTAGCCGTTCGACCATTGCGGCAGGTCCAGCAGCATTTTGAGCCTTGGCACATATCGTAGTAATTGCCCAAATCGTGCCGCAGGAATGCGTCTCCGCGAGCAGACGGGCAGGTAAGGCCATCGCCGGCCGGGCACACACCACAGGGCAGCCACTTCGCCCCGGCTTTTGCGCACTCTCCAATTCTTTGGACAACTGCAGATGCCGGAAGATCGTCCTTGCTCATGCGAGGGAACAGGCCTGCCAGCCGGTCCTGCAGCCCGCCGTCGAGCCGGCTCAGCTCCAGCGCCTGCGCATCGTTGAGCGTCCCCTTGCGCCACATATCGAGCAGCGGCGCCCGGAGGTTTGTCTGAATGGCATGCAGATTCGCCAGCTTCGTCCGGCTGATCTTGCAGGCCTGCGCGACGTGGTCGCGCATCCGGCCGGGGAATTCCACGCCCTGCTCCTTGAGCTGATACAAAAGCTCCTCCACGCGGGCGGCCTGCTGGGCCAGCTCCGGCGAGGACAGAACGCGCGATGTGGCGTTCGCCCAGATCAGTTCCAGTTCCTCCATTTCCGCGCTCTGCGGGCTGCGGATGAAACAGGGAACCATGCGCAGATCCTTGCGCCCCTCCTTGACCAGCTGCCGCACCGCTTCGCATCGGCGATGCCCGGAGATAATGCGGTATTTATCGCCGTCCGCCTTGCAGACGCTCGGCGGGTCGAGAATGCCGGAAATCTCAATGCTGCTCTTGAGATCGTCAAGATCCTTTTTGCCGACCTTGTAAAAGTTTTTTTCGTTGGCCTGCAGCTGGTCAATGTCGATCATTTTGACCGTTCGGTCGGTGTCCGATTTGGACACGGCTGCGGCGTCTCCGAACAGCGAGGTGATATCAAAGCCCTTAGCCATCGATCAATCCCTCCTGCGACAGATACTCGCGGACGAAGCGGCGGTAATCGATGCCGGTCGCAGACTTGGGGGAGAAAACCGTAATCGGAGACCGATCGAAGGTCGAGCCGTCAACCTTGCTGCTGCGGCGGATCACGCGCTGGAACACCGGCAGGCCCTGCACACTGCGCAGCTGCTGCTCGGCGGCGTCAACGCCGTCCGCCCGTGTCCGCATGGTGATGAGCGCACCGGCCAGCCGGAGCTTGGGATTGATGCGCTGCATATTCTTGATCTGCGCGAGCAGGTTGTCCATGCCGAGCAGGGCGAAGGCGTCCAGCTTGATCGGAATGATGACCTCATCCGCCGCGCGGAGCGCACAGGCAGCGGCCGCGTTGAATGCCGGCGGGCAGTCGAAGATCACAAAATCATACGCCTGATCCTCGCGTAACACGTCAACCAGATCGGGCAGCGACCGCGCGTGGATCCGCTCTTCGCCGGATGCGGCCAGCAGCTGCGACGCATCGAGCGCCATCAAAGACGCATCTGCCGGGATGACATCGACGTCCGCGGACATGCCCGTCCAGGATATGTAGTCGTACACATAGCCTGTCGGATTGGTCAGCAGTTCCGTCAGCGTGCCGCAGCCCTCCTCTGCGCCGACGAACCACGTCAGATTGCACTGGCTGTCGCAGTCGACCAACAGCACCTTTTTGCCGTGGTCTCGCGCGAGGATCGCAGCCATGTTTGCGGCGGTGATCGTCTTTCCGACGCCGCCCTTTAAATTCATGATACAAATCGCTTTCATGTTGTCCTCCGTTTTTCAAAATGGGATTTCCGAATCCGGGATATCGATAGGCCCCCACTCGCCCGGCTTCATGGACGCCTGCTGGTACCGCGGCTTCGCGGGCTGCGGCAGGGAGCCGTGCTGCGGCTGGCTGGAGCTGCGGCGGAAGGTCTGCGTCTGGCCGTCAAAGTCTAGCTTGACGCCGATGTTGCTCTCGCCCTCCTTGTTTTTCGCCACGCGTAGCAGGCGGCGGCTGTTGGGTGCGTCCTGGTCTTCGCGGTACAGGAGCATGACCACGTCCGCGTCCTGCTCGATCTGGCCGGATGAGCGAAGCGACGACAGCGTCGGCGGCGGGATCTTGCCGCTTTTGCCGCGCTCCGGGCGCGACAGCTGCGACAGCGCAATGATGGGAATGCCGGTTTGCCGGCCGAGCTGCTGCAGGTCGCTGGAGATCTGCGAGACGTTTTCGTAATCGCTGGCGTAGCGCGAGGATCTGACCGGCTTGATCTTTTGCAGATAATCGACCACGATCAGGTCAAAATGCCGCGACAGCGCCCAGCTGCGAATGTCCTGTACGGTCATGCCGCTGGCCTCGATCAGCTGCAGCTTCGGCCCGGCAAGTTTTTGCCCGATCGCCGCCATCGTGTCCCAGTCATTTCTGCTGAGCGCGTTCAGCTTGAGCTTTGCCAACCCGATCTGCGCGACAGACGCGACAATGCGGTCGTAGAGCTTATCCTTGTCGGTTTCGTAGCTGAAAAAGCCGACCGTCTTCTTTTCGGCCATGCGAAAGGCCGTGCTCAGGGCAAAGGTGGTCTTGCCGTCCGAGGGATAGCCGCCGATGACGACCATATCTCCTGGCCCTGCATAGATCGCGTCGTCCAGCTCCTGGATGCCCCAGCGCAGATACTCCCTTTTGACGTCCGGATCGTGCCGGGCGAAGAATTCCTGATACGCTTCGGCCATCGTCGCCGTCCGGACGCCGGGGCGGCTGACCATGATCGCGTTGGCCCGGTCGAGCAGCTGCGCAATATCGTCCTCGGATTCCGCACCGAGAATTTCTGATGCGAGATCCTTGAGCGACATGAGCCGCGCCCGCTGCTTTAAGATCCGCACATACTCGCCGACATTGGCCGCCGTCGGCGTGGTCTGCATCAGCTTGGACACAAGATCATACATGGCCGTGTTCTTCCCGCCGCCCGTGACCTCGGCCAGCACCGTGACCGCGTCGATCTTGCGGTTGTCGGCATACAGGTGCGTGATCGCGTCGAAGATCATGCGGTATGTCGGCTGCGTGATGTACTCCGGCCGGACCTCGGCCAGCACCGCGCCAACACAGCGGCTGTCGATCAGCATGGAGCCAAGCACGGACGCCTGCGCGTCCAGCAGGTTCTGCTGATCCAGCGCGGATCTGTCTACAGCCATCGCGTCCCCTCCGTGTCGACCGTGCGCGAAGGCGCAGCCGGAACCGGCTTCCGCTCCTCATCCGTCCAGCGCTGCTGGTTGAGATACGTCGAAGCGTGTGGGATGCCGATGCCCCTCTGCCACTCCTCGGACGCCATCTGCTGCACAAGGCAGACGGCAATGTGGTCGATCAGCGCGTCGTCCGGCTGGAGCTTATCCCAAGCCCGGATCGCGGCCTGCCGTCCCTCGCCGCGGGGATAGAATTTCCAGAAGCCCTCAAAGCGCTCCGGCTTCCAGTCGGCCGTCGCCTTCGGCTCCGTTTTGCGCTTTTTCGGGCGCTGGCCCCCTTGGGGGGCTTTAGGGGGTTTATCTTGTATACTATCTAAATCATTATATATACCTCCACTTTTTTGCGGAGGGGGGGTGGACTTTTCGGTGGAGGGGGGTCTCCGCAATTCTGCGGATGGGGGTAGCGGCAAAGTCTGATAGATCCGCCGCATGGTAGCCCCTGTTTTGGGGTCGTTGGACAGCTGGATCACGATGTATCCGGCGTCCGCCAGCGCGGCAACCAGACGGCTGACCGACTTTGCGTTCCACTTATGTCCCTCGGCCAGCTCCTGGTTGCTAGCGTCGCAGTAGCCCTCTTTTCCGACGAAGTGCATGAGCGTCGTGATCTCGCCATAGAGCAACTTCGCGTTCGCGCTCAGCGCATCGTCATAGAGCACCGGGGCCGGGATATTGGCCCAGTAGGCCCGCACCTGTTTTTCTGCCAAAAATCATCACCTCCGCCCCTTGCATTTTAGGGAAACTCATGGTAAGATATAAATGCTTTCATGTTGTCCGTTTCGGACGACAGTGACCGTGCAGCTGTTCCAGCAGCTGTGCGGTCATTTTTTTACTTTCTGGAGCTTGTTCTGATAGGCACGGATTTCTCCCTCCTTGCGCATGGTGTAGTTGTTGCAGGCCCGCTTGATCGTGCCGAAATAGCAGCCCTTTGTAAACTGCGCCGTCTTTTCGTCGTAGATAAAAGTCGCGTGATCGAGCTTGCTGCGCGTACCGAGGACGATATACCGGCCCGGCGATACCTTGGACTGTAACAGGATGTCATATCCGTCGAATTTGTTGGGAACCATAAAAAATACCTCAGATCATACTGTAATTGGCCAAAACCGGGAACACGATTGCGACAAACGCAATCCCGCCCAGGATCAGCGCGTTGTTGAATGCTCGGAACATGTCCATACCTCCCTCCTGCGAGATAGGACGGAACGCTTAACGCTGGCGGTATGTGACAGCCATTGCGTACTTGATAATGTCCTGCAGCTCCTCCACGATCCGGTCATACTCCGGCCGCTCCTGCTCATTGATCACGCCGTCTCTGGCGATTGCGATCAAACGCCGGTCCGTCTTGTTGTCCGCGAACGCATAAACCGCGTCCAGCAGCTGCAAAACCGCTTCCGGCAGAGCCAGATCACCGGTGTCCGGGATCAGACGCTGCGCGATCTCACTGGTCTGCCGCAGGTGCTGATAACACAGATACTGCGCATCGTAGATCTCCGACATACGAACGACGGTGTCAGAATTGGGCACGCGTTCGCCGGATTCATATTCGCGCAGACTGCGCACATTGATCGGGATCTTTGCTGCAGCGGCTTCCTGCGTCAGTCCGCGGGAGATCCTTGCCGCCCGGTAAATATTCTGCTGCATCCATACCTCCATCGGCAGCACTTCCGCCGCCATACACCCGGCACCGGGGCCGTCTCGGCCTTGCGCGTGCCGGTCAAACCTGATACCATGTCACCATGGATACGTGATCGCCTCGCGCACATCTTCAATCGGCACCGTCAGGCACCGCAGAAGCCGCAGCGTCTTATCCATGTACCGCGTCGGCGAATCCATCAGCCGGTAAAGCGTCGCCTGACTGACCATCGCGTAGGTGCAGGCCTGCTCGATCGATACATGCTGCGCGGACATTTCGCCGCGGATACGCATCCGGAGCAGATAGTCAGTATTCCGATCTACCTTAGCCTTTGCCATTGTCCGGCCCTCCCGAGCGCCAAACCACGCTGTCTTCATCATTCAAGTACTTGCGAATGTCGCGCTTAAATCTCTCGCCGTAGCCGCCCTCGCAAACTGCGCGGTAAAAGACATTGATGATATAAGTCGCTGCGATCAGCAAATCTATGTAGCTGCCATTCACATGCGCAATGCTGTTGGATATGCCGTCAATGCCGATCTCAACATGCAGGCGGGGCTTGCTGTCTTTGCCCATCTGGTACGTCCTCCTCTCTGTACAAATCGTCGATTGTGCAGTCCAAGGCATTGGCCAGCAGAGGAAGCAATGCTGCGGCCGGATAGCCGTCTCCGCGTTCCCATTTGCCAACGGCCTGATAACTTACGCCTACACGCGCAGCGAGTTCGTTTTGCGACAGGCCTGCACTCACACGTCTACGTCTTAAACCTCTCGTTGTTCTCACCTCCGTTCGCAACCTTAGGTTGTATTTGCATTATAACGCTACTTTTAGTTGCTGTCAAGCCCTTTTTTATTGCAAGCTACAACTATTAGTTGTAATATTTTCATAGGTGATGCTTATGTTTTGTGATAACCTTCGTGCTGCACGAAAAAAAGCTGGCTTTAGCCAGCGCGAAATTGCCGAAAAGCTGTATGTCTCGGCACAAGCTGTTGGCAAATGGGAACGTGGCGACGCTACGCCCGGCCCAGATGCAATTATGCAGCTGGCTTCAATCCTCAACGTGTCGGCAGACGAATTGCTAGATGTGCAAATAAAAAAAGGCCCTGCCGAGCTTCACGCCGACAAGGCCCAAAAGGCATATAACATTATTCGCTCACTGCCGGAGGACAGGCAGACTGAGGCGCTTCGCTATCTTGAGTTTTTAGAGCAGCAAGGTAAGTAATCAGCCGGTCGAGATCGGCATCCGATAGGTTGCATAAACGATCAAGCAGGTCTTCCATTGGCGTCCGTCCTTTCTTTATCTAGCACTCTTATATTTTAGAGCAGATGTTCGTGTTATGCAAGAGAAGAATCTGACAAAAATTTGTCGATAAATTGGAGGGATTGACATGACCCGCATATGGCGCAGGGTGCTGCTGGTGCTGGCATGCTGCGTATTCGCGACTGTCGCGTGGTTTGGAGCGCTGTCCCTCGCCGGTACGATATCCGCCGTCCGCTCCTATCAGGCCTCGCCCGCGGAGATCCGGGCCGCTGCGGATGTAGCTGTTCTGCCCGCCGCAGATCCGCCCTTTACCGGAAGCGACGAATACACCGAGGAAGAGCAGGCTGAAGCAGCGGAACGATACTATGCCAGCATCGGCGGCGATCCGCTCGACGTAGAACCGCTGGAGCCGATCATCGGTAAATTTGTATCCTATATCCCCGGCACGCTGCCCGCCGAGGCTCCGCAGATCTCCGCCTCGACGAGCGAAAACGTGCAGACATTTATCGTAAATACATCCAGCGGCGTTTTCCATCTGGCCAGCTGCTACCACATCCGCCAGATGGACTATGCAAACCGCAGCAGCTACACCGGCACCCGCGCCGAGGCAGCCGCTCTGTATACACCGTGTAAGGATTGTAATCCGTAGGAGGCTGCCATGTATTGTAATAAATGCGGCAAAGAGATCGACGACGAGGCTTTGATTTGCCCGCACTGCGGCTGCGGCACTGTGAATTACGTCCGCGACCAAGCAAAGGCGGAGGCCCGTGTGCAGGCGCAGCCCGCACCGGGGCAGAAGACGCGCACGACTGCGCTGTTGCTCTGTATCTTTCTCGGCGGCCTCGGCGCTCATCGGTTTTACGTCGGCAAGATCGGCACGGGTATTTTGTGGCTGCTGACACTCGGCTTCGGCGGTATTGGCACGATCGTTGATTTGATCTGTATTATATGCGGCACATTTACGGATGAATTTGGACATACGCTCTACGACCCACGCGTCCGCATTGTGTCAAATTCCGACACCACTGGCGGTAATGCTTCCGGGGCTGTACCTGCCGCCGCGTACCAGCCCGCTGTTATGACGCAGGAAGAATATGACGAGGCCACAAAAGCACCGCGCACTGTCCGCAAGATCGTTCTGATCGTACTGGCCGTTGTCATTCTGCTTTATATCATATCGTTGTATCACCCTGAATTGTTGGACATATTCCGGCGTTGATGCTTGCCCGCGCCGGTTGCCGAACACCGGCACGGGCTTTTTATTTGCGCAGGCGACTGGGAGCCGTCCCTTGCGCTTCCAGCTTATTTCATTTTTCGACTTTCATCAACCAGCCGATTTGGCAGAAAGTGAAATTTCGTGAAAACCGGAGCATTTCCGATTTATTATTTTTGAAAAGGCGTGAAAAATATTGGAACCCGTTAAAAATCGCATCAGAACCGAACGTCGCGCCCGTGGCATGACATTAAAAGATCTCGCTGAGGTATCCGGCCTCTCTGAATCCAGCTTATCCCGCTATGAACGCGGAGGCGATGTCCCGGCGTCGGCCCTCCAGCGGATTGCCGATGCAATGGAGACAGAAAAAAGTGTCCTGCTGGATCAGCCTGACAAAATGCCGCGTATCGCCGAGTTGGAACTCCGGCTGGCACACGCGACTGAAACCATTGCAAAGCTCGAAAGCGACATTGCGCAGAAAAATAAAGAGGGCCGCCGCAAGGACCGCATCATCAGCGTCCTTGCTTTGGCTGTCATCGCCGCGCTGATCGCGCTGATTATAGACCTTCTCAATCCGAACGTCGGCTGGATTCGCGCGGCTTTTGTATCGCAGATGGGGGTGCTCATGTGAAGACACCAAAGCCCCGCAAACTGAAATCCGGCAGCTACTTCGTCCAGCTTCGCCTCGGCGGGGAAAGCATCTCCATAACAAGGCCCTCGGCACGCGAGTGTACGCAGGTCGCTATGGAGATCAAGGCCGCGCATCTGGCCGGCAGGCAGATCAAGTCGAAGTCCGATATGACCGTCGGCCAGCTGGTGGACGCTTACATTGCGGCGCGCCCAGCTAAAACCTCGCCGTCGACGATCCTCGGATACAAGCGATACCGGAAAGACCGCTTTGCCGGGCTTATGGAGCAGAAGCCGCAGCAGGTAAAGGACTGGCAGGAAATCATTGACGAGGAGCTGCAGCACGTCACCGCGAAGACCGTCAAAAATGCCTGGGGCCTCGTTGCGGCCTCGCTGCGGTTCGCAAAGCTGACAGTCCCGGAGATCAAGATCCCGCAGATCATCAAAAAGCCTACTCCGTTCCTGCGCTACAACGAGATCCCGCCGCTGCTGAAAACCATCAAGGGCCGCCCGGAGGAGCTGGCGATCCTGTTGGGTCTGCACTCGCTGCGCAGCTCGGAGATCTTCGCCGTGCGCCCGCAGGACATTGACCTGCAGCACGGGCTGATTCGCGTATCCGGTGCAGTCGTCATGGGGTCAGATGGCTGGATCCGAAAGGACGAAAACAAAAACGAAAGCAGCCAGCGGAATATCCCGATCATGATCGACCGCGTCCGGGAGTTGGCCGAAGATCTGACCGGCGAGACGGCAGCCGGAATCAATCCGTCGTATCTGCAAAAGCACCTGCATATGGACTGCATCGAGGCCGGTGTGACGGATATCTCTATCCACGGCCTGCGGCACTCCTTCGCATCCCTCTGCCACCATGCCGGCGTCAGCGAGTTACAGTGTATGGTCTGGGGCGGCTGGGCTGACAATCAGACCATGCACAAGATCTACACGCACATCGCAGAGGCCGACGAGACGGATGATCTGCGTCGTATGCGCAGCCTGTTTGCCCCGCAGCCAGAGGGCGAAGCCCATTAGCAAATCCATTAGCACACGACTTTATAGTTTTTGATAAACTCTTATTTTTTACGATAAAATGTTATGATTTCGCTCCTGTTAAAAATCGTAAGAAATCAAAAAATCTCTTGATACGCAAACAAAACCCGCAGTTTTACCAACTGTGGGTTTTGTTTTTCATGGTGGAGCTGAGGGGAATCGAACCC